TCAAATCCTCATCTATCTGTATTATAAAAAATACCGCTACCGAATTTAATATAGAATCCACTATACTATCGGAATTCGCTATAATAAATACATTTATTATTTCCACACGGTTCAGACATTACAGAAGCCATAAAATTTCCACCACCTTCATAACAGGGTAATTATTTTCAATAATTCAATAAGATTAATTTGTATTATTAGATCCCGGCACCACTCAATATTTCCATTATATTGTTGTCATCTATTTAGAAAATAATCTGTCATTCATAGATAGGATATATTATTTAATAATTATTAAATAATTATTAAATAATAATATAGATTTTATAATTTATATTATTTAATTATATATATATATATATATATATAACTATGGGTATATTTAATTTAATTGGAACCGGATTTGGTAGATTATTTTATAAAAAAAAAATAAAGCTAATAAACAAGTAATATCTATACTAACCAAAATTAATAAAAGGGGAGATTATGATAAATTTATAAATCTCCGTAATAGTATAAAACTAGTTGGTTCTAGTTTATCTTATAATATGTTTACTGAAGTACCAGAACAAATTATGTCATATTGTTTTATTAAACCTAATCATAAAGTTTTAGAAATTGGTGGTAATATCGGCAGAAACAGCATGATAATTTCAAGTTGTTTAAATGATTCGTCTAATCATGTTATTTTAGAAACCAATAAAAAAAATGCTATGATATGTGCCAAAAATATCAAAAAAAATAACTTTAATTCAAAAGTTGTACCATATGCCCTATCAAAAAGAAAATTAATTCAGAAGGGTTGGAAAACAATACCTTCCAATGTTATATTAAAAGGTTATAAATCGGTTAAAATTCTTGACATAAAACAATTAAACGATAAATATAAAATAAAATTTAATGTTTTAGTTTTAGATTGTGAAGGTGCTTTTTTTTATATTCTTAAAGATATGCCCGAAATATTAAATGGGATTGAACTGATAATAATGGAAAATGACTATTCCGATATAAACCATTATAAATATGTTAAAGAACAATTATTAAAAAATAATTTTATAAACATTTGTTCTTTAGATGGTAAAGACGTTGGAGCTGATTGGAGTCCTTGTTGTAATTTTTTCTTTGAAACTTGGGCTGTAAATGATTATACAAAATGAACGGCTCTATAATATTTTGGTATATAGACAAACGCTGACGACATTCCAATATTACCCAATAAGAATAAATCACAGTGTCGAAGAAGATATATCATTAGTTATAATCTAATATATAACTTTAATACTTATACTAGTATGATTCACAGGGCATACGTTCGTTAAATATATCCCTGTACCATTTATAGGCTGCTTTAATTTCTTGTTTAAAATACAATTCAACCAGTTTTAAACGGACTGATGAATTTAAATCTACACTAAGATCTAATAAAATTCGACCATCTCCGTAAGATAAAAGTTTAAATATACTTTCAGCTATAGACGTCTTAATATTTATATCATGCGTTTTTTTGATTATTATAAATTTAGTTTTAATCGTATTGGTTATTTTTGTAAACCCCTTTATATTTGACAGTGTATCTTGAACCATGCTTGAGATTTGAGTTAATTTGATAATACTTTTTAAAAGTATTATCAAATTTAAATAACGTTTTACTACTCCATTATTGTTATGGATTCTGATATTATGGATTTAAAGACTATAATATAAATATATGAAATGGCTGTTAAAAAAGTGGTTGTTTTAGGAGCAAGTGGCTTTCTAGGAAGTCACCTCGTCATCAAATTAAAATCCTTGGGGTATTGGGTTCGTGGTGTGGATATTATTAAATACCCAGGATATACACAAGATGCTGATGAATTTTTTATAATAGATCCCCTAGAAACAATTATAGATGATACTATAGACGAAGTGTATCAATTGGCGGGTTCGAAATTATCAGAAATCGGCTATTTTTGGTGATTATCCGAGAACGTGTGATGTTGTTAACACCGCAACTGTTATAAATCTAACTGTTTTAAAATTGTGCTGTTTTAAAAATATTAAAGTTTTTTATGCTTCATCCACATCCAAAGATACATATGACAATAATGAATGGGATAAATTATTTATCGAAAAAGTGTATTTAATGTGTAATAAAAATTATCCAAATGTAGATGTAAGGTTACCCGGATTAGTAATTTATATGGTCCTAATATCAAAACTGGTAAAAAAATAACCCCTCGCAATATAGAATGTAAAACTGAATATCTAATAGATTTATGTAAAAAAGTAGCACTATCAAATGATGGGGACATGGTTGAAGTTCTAGGTGATGGATTGCTAACAAGTTCATTTTTATATGCGGACGAATGTATTTTGAATATGATTCAATTAATGGATTCAAACATTAAAGCACCTTTCAATATTGCCTCTAATACATTATTAAATAAAAATGAGTTAATGTCTATAATAATTAAACAATCTGGTAAAAAATTAACTATTCGCAATACGACCGGTTATGTCAGTACTAATAATATTAAGCCATCAATTATGTTTGAAACATATGTTCGAAAAATATATGTATGGGTTTTAAGCCAAGTTGGAATATTAAAGAGACCTATACCGAGGCCTAGAATGAGACCAATAATACAGATACCTCACCTAGACCCATTGAACAACAGGCTCTAGAATTATTCATATCAGATACAAATTGTAAAATATGCCACACATCACCCACTATCAATATCAATTCAAATGGATATTGCCGAACGTGTTGCGGTGAAAAATATGATATAGAAGACAATGGGGCAGATATTAGCACAGAAATTGGGACAAAAAATTGCATAGAATGCTATCAATCTGTATCTGTTAATGATAATAATGTAAATGGTCTTTGTCGCATATGTTGGGATGAAAAGTATAGAGATGCCGAATCAAATATAGATCGAGATATAACAGAGTGTGTGGCAGAAATAGCACGTCTAAAGTCATTGTCTAAAAGAACCCAATTCATTAATGATTTTAAATATACCTCTAGTGAATCATTATACACATATATTAAATAGTAATAATTATTTATCTAATTTAAATGGACTAGAGCAGTATAACAACGTGTCATAAATAGCATCCACATATGTTTTTCGACAACCATTATATTTTTTAGGAATCATAAGTTCATATCCAAACTGTTCAAAAATACTAAATATGGTGGATATACTCCACCTCTCTGAAAAGTATAGGGCAGTATCCCAAGATTGATTATCCCCCACCCGGGTTCCCGAACTTAATACGGATAATCCATACGCATCACCATATGTCCTTAATTCCTGCACAGTTGTTTTTATAGTACATACTTTGGATGCCCTTGCCTGTCGTTTTTTAGTATATATTTTAAATGTTAAAGTGATGTGGTCTTAGTTCCGACCAATAAGATACTCATTGATGGAAGACGATTCACTTTCTTCTAATTTATTCATATAATTTGTAGTTGTCATTCTTTAAAGATAGTTAATTTAATATATAAAATATCAAATTATTTATCTAAGATCATTTATATTTATATATCTTATTAAAAACATTTTTTCACTATTTAAAAGAGTATCCGAATGATTAGATAAACATCCATACTCTTTATTTATGAATTTTCCATTATTAAATATTTCCATATCATTCGATTCAGATTTACTGTGTGGTGTATTTTTATCTAAAAATACTTTATCCAACATAGTGTCCACCCCATACGTGGATATTATATTTCCAGAGCATACCCGTCCTTCTACTTGCAATTTAAATAAATTATTATTACCTTGTGTTATTCCTGTTGTAGTTAATACAGGAGCACTTCTATTTGTTATACTCCATTTATTATAATACAATATGTATAGATTCTAATTGCTTTTCAAATTTACATGTTTCATATATATAATTTTGATGAGACATAGTTTATAATGCCTTATACTTTTTAAATATAGATTTAATCTTACCTAATATAGCTTTATTATTAATAATATAGAATATCTATTTAAATATATAACTATATTATTAATAATATGGACGTTCAACATTCTAATCTTGTTAATAAACTTTCAAATACATATAAGGGTGTTAAAAATGTAAATGTTATTTTTACTAAAATAGATATTTTGTCAGATACCCAAGTAATTATTATCCGTCCCTTAAATAAATGGGCTGAAGGTATTGGATTGTTAAGCGCTATATCGACACAATTTACTGGTAAAGAAAAACATCTGCATATATATTCTACTGAAAATACTCCCGAACTGCTTAATAAACTAATTCAACTATGCGAACAATTGGAAATAATAGTAACATTTGAAGAATAAATAAAAATTTGATCCGTTTCTGTCATTTATTCAATGTTTAAAAATGCTTTCCAAATTCGTTATTCTCTCTTCTCTTATCTATATTACATATTCACTCCCTATTAAAAGCTTACTTATCGGAGGTTGCGAAGGTACCCTGTTTGGATGTTGTAAGAATACAAGCGAACCCTGTTCCGATATTACTTGCCACCAATGTCCAAACACAACACTAGATTCAAGTGATCTTATTGGTGGTTGTGAAGGCACCCTGTTTGGATGTTGTAAGAATACAACTGAACCCTGTTCAGATATTAGTTGCCATCAATGCCCAAACACAACACTAGATTCAAGTGATCTTATTGGTGGTTGCGAAGGCACCCTGTTTGGATGTTGTAAGAATACAACTGAACCCTGTTCTGATCTTAGCTGTAAATGCTAAACATAGTCCGTATTATATATGCTTCTAAGATTAATCTATAAATTAATTGTTTTAATATAAATTTTTTTATTAAAACAATTTGATATAATTGTCAATCAAAACTAACCTTAATTATTAGTTGGAACTAGTATTTTTTTATTTATAATGTGGGATCAGCTTTAATACTATTATTGTGGGTGTATTGTTTATTAAACCCAGCAATAACCCATAATAATAGTGTTTTACTTTTCTATTTGTTAATGGGCTTATACTATAATTATATAGTAGAATATTTTAAATAATAAAAATTATTTAGGAATATTCATTGATTTTGTAAAATTATTTATCATATCTGGGTCTAAAGAACCTACCATTTTAGTCATATTAGATATTAATTCGGGATTTTTTAATATTTCACTAAAAAACATTTTTTTTAGATTTTTAGGTTCCTCTTTTGCTTCGAGTGTTTCTGCTGGCGTTAGTTTATCAGAGGGGACTTCGTAAACATCATCTTCTGATTCTATAGAGATAGTATTATTTAATTCCAAGCCTTCATTATTATCCACTAACTTTGATAGCTTATCATCTAAATTTTCAAATATCATTTCAGGATTATACTCTAACAAAATAGGGAAACTTTCAGACAAATTATTATATAATCTCTTAAAATTATTCGTTTTAACCGTATAATTATAGCCATTTATAAAATATACCTGCGATAAACATAAAAATCCTAAAAATTCTATAATAAAACAATTTAATAGATTCTTTTCATTTAATAGATAGGCTTTTGTTAATAAATAAGTAAACACAATATTTATTGGAAATATGCTAACACTATAGAATCCTAATATACTTAAAAAAAATATATCAAAAAATTTGTGGTTAACAGCTTTATTTTTAAAGTCCATATTTAATAATTATTAAATTTATTTTTAAGTAAATAATTTATCTTATAATTTAATTTTATATTATTTATTATATATATATATATATAAATGGGCGATAAAAAAAATACTTCTGCAAATATATTAATGATTAGTTTGGCTACTAGGTTTATATTACAACAATCTAAAATTAATAAAAAAGACAAATCATTTAATGAAAAAACAACCCATTCCGAACCAAAATCATCATATTCTACAATATTAAATATGGTTAAAAAAGATACATTTAGTGAAATTAAGGATAATTATAAGGCTGTTAAAACGAATTTTATAAATAGATTTTTAAATGTATTACAATTAAAACCATCACCAACAGAAGATAGTGATGACGATAGTGATAGTGAGGGCGAGGGTGAGGGGAGGGATGATGGTGATAACGATACTGAATTTAATAATAGATATAATACCTCTAAAAGTGCATCTTCATCACATAAACCCCGAAATATTAGTGTAACAAATTCTGGAACACATTATTATTAATATTATTTAATATAAATTTGAACATTGAACATACTTTTATATTGAATATTATAATGTCATTAAAAATTAATTACACTATTAATCCTTGGTTAGAAAATACCGATTTAGAATCCAATACAGAACATTTAAATAAATTATTAAATCTTGGAAAACAAATATCTAATCTTGCAGATATATCGATTAACCCGGTAAGTTCACTTCTCAAACCTATTAATGACCAAGTTGAAGGTCTTACTACTAATTTAAATGGAACATACAAAGAAATATATAATATTTTTGAACTAAATAAACTTGGAACAGAAACTATACATACAAAAGTAGACCAAATGAATCGTTCTATAGACGAATCGATTTCCAAACATTATGACCAATCTAAAGAACAATACCAACAACTTAACGCCGTTATTAATAAACTTACGGGCGATATTAATAATTCCAGTATAAAGGGCACTATAGGTGAAAATTTTTTAGAAACTGTTCTAAAAAATGGTTTTCCAGACGATACTGTCGAAGTTACCGCCCAAACTGGACATGAAGCAGATCTCCATTTAATTTCTACTAAATTACCGAAAATTTTAATAGAAAGTAAATTATACAAACATTCTATCCCTTCAGCCGAAATAGAAAAATTCTACAATGATCTTAAAACAACGGGTATTAAATATGGTATATTCGTGTCGCTAACATCTAATATATCTGGTCATCGTCGACTAGAATATAAATATATTCACGACCGCCATGTTATTTTTATCCCAAATGCTGGATTTGAAAATATGACCATAATATATGCGGTCTTATTTTTAAGAGAATTAGAAACAATGCAAAATAAAAACATTTCAAATGAAACTATAGATGAAAAATGTCGAATAATATATTCATCTTTAACTGATTTAGATAAAATATTTGAATATATTTCTAAAATCAAAAATGATACACTCAAATCAAAAACAATTATAGATACTCAAATAAATGGCTTAATTAGCAATTGTATACAAAGCGAAATTATAGTAAAAAATATCGTATCAAAAATGAAAAAAAACATCACCGAATCCTTATCTGAATTAGATTGTACTTATAAAATTATCGAAGAAGATCACCTAGACACAATTATTAAAGACTTTATAAATTCGGATAATAAGTTATATATTGCTTTAGCGGAAAGTTTTACACTGTTTAAAAATCTAAATTATAAAATTCATAAAGATGAAACTACCTCAAAATATAATATATATAATGATACAGAACTGGTTTGTGAATTAAAAATTGCAAAATCAAAAGCCACATATGATTTCGCGTCGGGGATAAAATATGATGTTAAAGGTCCATTAGATTTAGTCCAATTTAAAAAAATTATAGAAATATAAAGTCTTTATATGTATCTATAAATTTATGTAGGGCATTTCACGGTTTCGTTCACCACATTTTAAAAATGAAAACATAATTAGAACGATACCTCCACCAATAAGTCCGATCGAATAAGATTTAATATATTCTTGAGTCTGTATAGCAGTATTAAACAAATTACATATTCCCTGTATTCCAAAAATTAATATTAAAAATCCAAACATAAAACAATTTACTCTGGCATAGATACTACCCACACGTGAATTAAAACATTCAAAATACATTAGTTATTCAAACCAATTTATCTTTAATATAGTAATTTAGTACGAATGAATTTGTGTAATAATTTGAACAATAATTTGATTGTATTATTCTTTGAACAATGATAATAATAATGAATTTATTAGACCAAACATTAATAAATAAAATTTCATTTTCTATTTTTAATGGGAAAAGTTATTATGGTTATAAGCCATCTATTCTTAAAAGCGGTATATGTAAATATTTTAGAAGAGAAGAATTTGGTAAATTTGAATGGTGTATCATTGAAATGGTTTTATTTGGAATTAGTGAAAAGGGTAAAGCATTAACCACTAATTTAACAAACAGACTTAAAATACTTCTTATGGAAGAGGTTTCCCCTCTAGAAATAGGAGCTTTATCCAAATCAATACTAATCTTAGAAAATATCACATTTATATCTATAGAAGAAAGTATTAAATTATTATTGGAATTTGTTTCCATAATTAAAACTTGTAAACGATGTCGGATAACTAGTTATGTTAATAATTGGTGGAGATATAATTCAAATGATTATAATTTAGATTCAACTCAATTAGATAAAATAATCCCCTATTCCAAAAAAGAAGATACCTACACACTGTTAAAACTTGGAGAATTATTAATTAAATTTATTGACGAACGCTCTGAATCCATTGTTGATATATACACTAAACTTTATAATATGGAGGGTATTTATGGACGCAGATATAAACGAAAAGATGCCGTCTATATGTTGTGGGAAATTGTTGAAAATAAATTTAAACATAATAAATCATTTATGAAAATATTTAATTTTGCTTTATCAATGTTTAATAGAAAATCTATGAATGAACGAAGGGCATTTGGTGTATGGATATGTATATTTGTATGGAAATATGATCACATTGATTGGAAAGAACCTAATATAGTAAGTTTTACTGTAGATATAAAAGAGTATATTAAAACACGTCTACCAATCACAATAGATGAAGATTATGTTATTAACGATTATCACGTTAATAAAAAATTCGGCTTAAAAAAATTTGGTAATGTAGGAAGTAAAGTTATTAATGAGGATTTGTCTCTTTTAGAAAATGGAGATAAATATAGACAGTTTTACATTGATATTAAAAATGGATTAGATAAACCAGTTAAAGGAGAACTTTCTAAAAAAAAAATAGTTTTTAAGAAAAAAAAATCAGATGTTGTTATTATCCCTATTATTGAGGATATCCCTAATACTGCTATTATTGATTGTATCCCTATTGAGGATACTCCTACTATCCCTATTGAGGATACTCCTATTATTGATTGTATCCCTACTATCCCGATTATTAAGGATACTCCTACTATCCCTATTATCCCCATAATTGATTGGGTTCAATTTTCCAATATTAAGGTTATTGATGAAGGAGTGTGTGGGCTTAAAGTCCCCTGCATTAAAGTCACTTATAATGGTAAATTATATATAGTGAAGGAAATGCGTAAATCATTTAATTATGGACGTGATTATGTATGTATGGATATGTTAAAACCTCTATTTAATATTAAATCAATGAATATGACTCGTATTAAATCTACTTATGGAATAGAAAGGACAGATTTATCTATAAAAACATTTCGAAATAATTGGAAATTAAGCCCTCGAGAATGTATATATTCTATGATGGATTATTTTGATAATATAGGAGATTTGGGAAAACATAAAGGGTTTCTACAAGATACTCTTATTTTAAAAGAATGTCTTAAAATAAGATTATACGATGGATTATTTAGAAGCAGTGATAATATACTTAGAAATATTTTAGTAAATAAGGAGGGAGTATTACTAAGTATAGATGAAGGAGATATTTTTGGAAAACGTGTTAATATCTTTAATAAAAATGATCCTTGTACCAAAGTTCTAACTAATACTGCTACTAAATCTATTATAGATGAAATACTTATCGAATTTGATAGTCATAGTAAAATTTCCAATGTAGAAAAAACACTGAAGGTATTCCAATTCGAAGGCTGTGTAGATGAAATGAAACTACGATTTACAAATTATAAAGATATTGTTTATAAAGAGCTCGGTTATTAAAAAATCCCTTCCGAATACCGCATCATCCAATACAGTGATAAAGTAATATGATTTTTTTTGGGTAATATACTAATACATCCGAAGAAATATTTAATGCTCCTCCTAAGGCTATAAGACTTCCTGTTGAAATACCACCAAACTTACACATTATTAATTCATCTTTTATTCAATCGCCTTAAATGCTCCTATTATAATAGGAGCATTCCCACGAACCATAACAAAATACTATAGATAATAACCATTGTTATATAATTATTGTATTTTTTGTAATATTATATTTATCTATATAATCATCTATATGATTATTGTATTTTATGACACTTTCCATATTACACGCTTTATCTGAATAATAAATTAATCGATTTAATAATGCTTCTTTATTTAAATCTTTAATGTCTTTCAGTATAATTTCAATAGTCTTATACATTCCAGACACTAATATAGTCTGATATTCATGTGGAGTTACGGGGGTCATTTTTAAACAAAACAACACTAAATCAAATACAAGCGTATTTATAAAATTATAATAGTAAAAGTTAAATTCTTGTGTTATTTCGTGTAGAACATCAAATACCCATTCATAGCAAATAATGAAAGAAAGTTTGCTTAATGGGCGGTTGAATGTATTTAAATATATTGTATCATCTGTATCTAAATATAACGAATTTAGAATATCTTTTTTTTGAATTATATTTACCTGATGTTTATCAGCTGAATGTATCAAAACTAAACGCAAATATAACGTCATTAAATAATCTGTGCCATTTATATTAAGCGTATGTAATGGTATTATAGAATTATTATAAATATTATTTATCCAGTAATTGGGACTAATATTCTCCTTAAATTTATCCAATCTTATAATTGTATACATACTATTTAGAAATAGAACTGTTTTTGAGCGTCTTTTTATAATCCCATATTTTATCACGTTACTATTATTATTGGAATAATTACCTATTAATGTATACTTTTCTCTACAATAAGGACACGCTATATTATATTTAACGGCCTCTTTTATACAGCACTTGTGAAAACTATGATTACAGGCTAATGTTAGTTTATCCTTATCTTCTAATACTTCGTAACATATTGGACAACTCATTTATTACTATATATATATAATATGTTTATATCATTTTTATATATATTACAGAGATATTACATATTACAGAGATATTACATATTAGCAACAACTTACGCATAATATACATATTATTAATAGCAGAGTCATAGATATAAGGACTATTAAATAGGTTGGCATACATCTCTCTCTAATACATACCTTGTTGTCTCTTGTTTCTATTGTTGGGTCTATCGTTGTGTATGTCGTTGTGTATGTCGACGTGTATGTCGGTGTATACCCCCTTGGATAAAACTTGGTGGTAGTAGTTGTATTCGGGGTATTTTCTATGTATAATTGCTCTTCGGTTATTATATTAGAATTAATAACATCACCGTTTATTAAATTTATAATATTAATTTTATTTCCATATTTCCAAAAATCTCTTACAAACGAATCTGGTATATTCCATACAAAATAGGTTGGCTGAGCATCCAAAATTATAGATAAATACTCATAACCATTCTTTGTTGGAGAAACCCACTTATCATTCATATGAGTTTCTAATATTATTCCAACTTGGTCAACATATGTATTATTCCACGTTATGTTATAGGTTAAATTATAATGATCTCCAATTAAATTGGCGGAGACACTGTTTAAAAGGAGTAGGGATAGAAAATGGAACATTTATTTAATATATATATATCTTCCACTTACTATTTTAAGTATTTATATATTTTAATGTTTTTATAAAATAATTAATTTACATTAAAATTTGAAATGTTTTTATAAAATAACGTCATATTATAACTAATAATGACAGATGGATATTTGTATTGCTTTTCGAATGAATCGATGCCTGGTATTCTTAAAGTTGGTGGGACTGATAAAACACCCGAAATAATATTAAATGAAGCGAATGTTTTAAATACTTGGGGACAACCAAGTCCATATAAAATTCAGTTCGCAAAAAGGGTGTCAAATCTTAAAGAAAAAAAAACTGCTCTTCATAAACTGCTTTCTCACTATACAGAACGAATTAATGAGAGTGAGTTTTTTAGCGTTCCCGTAGAAAATGTAGAAACATTCTTTGAACTAATAGATGGTGATTTATGCGTTCCTCGTTTTAAAGAAGAAGCAATAATTTCAAAACAAGCACTTGGCTGTCGTGATATGACTAAATGTTTTATAAACGGACAACGTATTCGTCATATGATTGGAAATAATAAAATTTGGATTGGTACATATGATTCTGCTAAAAATGGAATTGTACATAATGAAACGTTTTATAAATCATTGAGTGGATTTGCCGAAACACATTATAGTAAAGATAAATCTGGTAAATTTAGATCTGCAAATGGATGGGCTGAATGTCATTGCGAAAAGGATGGAAAATGGATTTCAACGCATAATCTTTAATTAAATTATAGTAAGTTAGATTTTTAAAATGTAACACTTTAATATCTAATATATTATATAAAAATTAGACAATACTTAAAATTAAAAAGCGGTTTATATAAAATGGTCTTATTTAACATGGATACAATAATATTAATTAAAATTATGCTCTGGACTTTTATTCTGAGTTATGGTCCCTTTTATATTTTAGATAAATTATGGAACACCCGCCCAAAAACCTTCAAACCACGCCCTATTAATACTGCTATTAAAATACGTGATCTACAAAGAGATGGTTATTCCAAACGAAAAATACCCAAAGATTTAGATTATATTATAATTGGTAGTGGGATTTCGGGATTAACAACCGCGGCAGCACTTAGTAAAATTGGCAAAAATGTTGTAGTCATTGAACAGCATTATATAGCAGGTGGTTGTTGCCACACTTTTACTGAAAATGGGTATGAATTTGATACAGGGATACATTATGTGGGAAATGTTGATAAACTAAATAAAGTTTTAGACGTTGTTACTGATACTAAGATAAAATGGAGTAAAATGGGTGATACATTTAATGATCAAACGGAAGTGTATGATGAAATCGTCATCAATAATAATAGTTTCGCAATTAAAACGGGTGAAAAGGGCTTTACGAATGATTTAATCAATAGATTTCCAAATGAAAAACATAATATAGAAAAATATTTCAAATTAATTAAGCATGTTAACGATTTAAAATTATTTTTTATTTTTAAGCTCTTTCCAAATAATTTCATAAAAAGATGGATTATTAACTATTTTTGCAAGGATTATCTAAGATACGCATCCCAAAATGCCTATGATACTGTTTTCAACGAAATTACCCAAAATAAAGATCTAATTGCTATTCTGTTTGGACAACATGGAGATGCTGCGACACCACCTAAAAAAATGAGTTTTATTATCCACGCCGGTATTGTTGGTCATTATTTGGAGGGGGCTTATTATCCAATTGGGGGTCCTTCGCATATAAGTAGAGAACTTATTAAAACGATTGTTAAACATAATGGGAGGGTTCTTGTCCGCAAATCGGTTAAGCGAATAATGTTAAATACGAATAATTCAAAAGCAATTGGTGTCGAAATGTCAAATGGCGATCTAATATATTCTAAAAATGTCATTTCAAGTGTAGGCTTTATAACCACCTTTCAAAAATTAATTCCCAAATCTGTGTCTGACACACTTTTAATAACAAAACATCTTATAAAATATGACCCACCCCTGTCTTATTTTTATGCATTCATTGGATTGAAACATTCGATTGACACGGTGAAATTAACCACTCGAAATATTTGGGGGCATCCAATAAATGATTTAGATAAAGGACTCCAAGACTTTTGTGATAATCCTGAGAAAGCACCCATTCCCTACTTTATAGCCTTTCCATCTTCAAAAGACGATACGTCTATGACCAGAACGCCTTATAAATCTACCGCCGTTATTCTAACAATGGTTCCCTATTCTATATTTAAAGAATGGGAAGAACAAAAATGTACCAAGCGTAATGAAGATTATAACGCCCTTAAAAATACAATTGGAAACCGTCTTGTAGACGAATGTTTATTAAAACACTACCCAGAATTAACAGATAAAATCGAATGTAAAATATTTGGTTCACCTTTAACAAATAAACATTATTTAGGCAGCCCCTTTGGTGAATGTCTTGGAATGCCCCATACACCCGAGCGTTTTATGTCCCACCTGTTGACCCCCCACACCGAAATTAAAAATCTATATATGACTGGTCAAGACCTTATTTCTGGGGGGTTTGCTGGAGCACTGTTAAGTTCGGTATTAACTCTTAATTATATTCTTGGTTATGGGACGATTGCTGACGTTGTTTTAAAAAGAGATTTAATAGATGATTTGGGGAGGATATAATGATTTTTTATTTATAATAATAATAATCCATAATAATAATAATAATTTAAATTATTATTATAATATATATAATAATTATGCCACCCAAAAAGAAAAGTCCAAAATCAAGCCATCGAAAAGAAATGATTTCGGATCGTTTGGAAACATCGAGGAGACTGTATTTAAGACCAAATGAAGTTCCTAAAAATATAAATCATTTTTTCAAACGCCTGTCTGAACTTACACCTACCCATTACATAGTTCATTTAGATTTATCTAATAGAAATTTACAGAATATTGATATTAAGCACTATTTTAGGTTAGACAGTTTTAAAACGTTAGAAAATTTAAACTGTTCAAACACCCAGTTGACAACTCTAAATGTCGGTTATTTAGAGAATCTTAAAGTGTTAAAGTGTTCCAACAATTTATTAACAAATAAAAATACGTACCTCGATTTATTTTTAACTAAGAATACCAAATTAGAAGTATTAGATTGCAGTTCAAACAAATTCATATATTTAAATGTTAATAATAACCCCTTATTATTAACCCTCTTTTGTAGTAACAATCAATTAGATAATTTAAATTTACTAAAAAATACTAGATTATCCTATTTAGATTGTAATTCTAATAAATTATCGAATATAAATGTAGAGAATACCCATTTGTTAAAAACTTTATTGTGTCTCGGTAATAAGTTAGATAATCTAAATTTACTAAAAAATACTAGTTTAGAAGAGTTAGAATGTAGTTTTAACAAATTAGAGCAATTAAATATAGAGAATAGCCCCTGCTTAAAAACCCTCTATTGTAGCAAAAATAAGTTAGAGAATTTAAATTTACTAAAAAATACTAGATTATCCTATTTAGATTGTAGTTATAACAAATTAGAGCAATTAAATATAGAGAATAGTCCCTTGTTAAAAACCCTCAATTGTAACAAAAATCATTTAGATAATTTAAATTTACTAAAAAATACTAGATTATCCTATTTAAAATGTGGTATCAATCACCTTGTAAAAATAACTTTATGGATTGCCCCCCAATTATCCTATTTAGATTGTAGTTATAACAAAATAGTGAATTTAAATGTAGAAAAAAACCCCTTGTTAAAAATAATTGAATGTAACAATAATCGGTTAAAAATTTTAGATTTAGGCACCAATACCCAATTATCTGAGATAAAATGTGCCTTTAATCGGTTGTATGAAATAGATCTATCAGCTATTCCAGGATTATCCTATTTAGATTGTGGATATAACCAGCTGATACATTTGGATATTACAATGAATACTCGTTTGGAAACACTCTTGTGTCCAGAAAATTATCTGAAAGAAGTATTTATTAATTATAATCCCCACATTAAAACAATTAATGTGGTCAATAATATTATTTCAGTACCAACCTTAATTGCAAAAACTGGATCGATTATAAAAAGCCTTACTAATACAAATGCGGTGTCTCAATACTATGTGGAATATGATGGTATTAAAGACCATGATCTAAACAAATTACTGTATAATTTTAAATGGAAATTATTTGATAGATCTAAAATGTTAAAATTTCCAAAGGATAGCATAATCCCTCAAAAATTAATAAATTGTAATAATATAAGCCAATTATCAACCGAACATAAAACATACATAATAAAATCGCACGGCATCTTGTTAGATACCAAGTATCTTCTCCCCAAGGACGTATTTGTTATTACGATGTCTCTTGCTGGAGATGTAGTGGCATTGAGTAGAGAAGTGGGAAGAAAATTAGTAGATTTTTATATGAAACCCAGTTATACTATAAAAATACCCTACATATGTAAAAAATCCAGTTTTAATAACATCGATGATATTGTCTATTTTTTAAGCACACTTTCTAGTGATATTGAGAGTAAAGAATATGTAACGCTAATACCCACACTGAGAGATTTAGATAATTATTATAAGAAGCAGATTGTTTCCAAAAATATGCTTGATTTAATAAAATTTGGATGGGAATTTACCCAAGAATATAATTATTTATTTAAAAAACAAGACCAGTCCAAAATGAAAACCCCTGAAAATATAAAACTGGCTACCGAATTAAATGCAATTTTTGAAAAACCTCTAGCCAGATGGTCTCAAGAGGAAGGGCGGAAACCACATAATAAAATAAATTATAATATACGCAATCATTTAGAAAAAACGTATATCCACGACCAATTATTATCATTTTATATGGAATCGTGTAGTACTGAGGTATGCTCCATTGATACAATTGTTGAAAATTTAGAGGGACGAACAGCATATAAAGGTTGTCATCAATTTGGAACAATGGAATTAAGTGAATTTATTAAGATGCACGGAAAGGGAATATATATCATAAATGCGTGTAGATGTATGGGAGGGGTTAGACACATAAATATAGATAAATCAATTGTTAGAACAGAAAGTTTAGAATATGATTGTCAATAAACTGCTTTGATAATATGATACGATGAACAAGGCATGAAATAAATTTATACCATTGATTTTATTCAATATACAAAAAACCCTGGATAAACTTAAACAAATTATTTTATATAAGAGTATTGGGTTTTTAGATATTGAATAAAATCCAGACCGTAAACCTTATATGAATACCTATACTATATAAAAAATATATAGTATAGTATATTTATAATATAACTTTAAAGATTTATTTATATTATATATATATATATAAATATAATGACTTCTTTAGATTCCATTCAATCCGATTCCATTCAATCCGATTCCATTCAATCAGTTCCCACGCAGGAAGGGGAACCAATGCTTCAGGAAAATCCTAATCGTTTTGTTCTTTTTCCGATTAAATATGATGCTATATGGAAAGCATACAAAAAACAGCAAGCCTGTTTTTGGTCTGCTGAAGAAATTGATCTTTCATTAGATTTAAACGACTGGGAAAATTTGGATAAAAATGAACAGTTTTTTATTAAAAATATTCTGGCTTTTTTTGCTGGTAGTGATGGAATTGTTCTAGAAAATCTTGGAAAACGCTTTTTAGAAGAGGTGCAAATTCCCGAAGCTAGATGTTTTTATGGATTTCAATTAATGATGGAAAACATTCATTCGGAAACATATTCACTGCTTATTGATAAATATATCACTAATACTGAAGAAAAAAATCATCTGTTTAACTCTATCCAAACAATTCCACCTATTGCCAAAAAAGCTAAATGGGCATTAAAGTGGATAGATGATAAAGACTCTAATTTCGCCACACGCTTAGTAGCATTTGCCTGTGTTGAAGGAATTTTTTTCTCTGGTTCTTTTTGTGCTATTTACTGGCTTAAAAAAAGAGGTCTTATGCCTGGATTAACTTTTTCGAATGAACTTATAAGTAGAGATGAGGGTCTGCATACCGATTTTGCCTGCTTAATCTATAGTATGTTAAATAATAAGTTGTCCGAAAGCACCATTCACACAATTATATCAACAGCAGTAGATATAGAAAAAGAATTTATTAATGAAGCTATTTCGTGTGCTATGATTGGAATGAATTCCACATTAATGTCGCAATATATTGAATTTGTGTCTGATAGATTGTTGCTTCAGTTAGGATACAATAAATTATATAACTCGACAAATCCATTTGATTTTATGGAACTTATATCAATGGAAAATAAAACCAATTTCTTTGAAAAACGTGTTGCTGATTATAGTTTAGCAAGTGTAGCACATAAAACGGAGATTTCGTTCGATGATGATAATTTTTAATATTCTAAATAGGATTATTTAGAATATAATTTAGACTACTGCAAATAATAATAATACTATTATTAATAAAATTATAATTTAGAATATTATATAATTATATAATATGCCCAATTATATTTTTGATTTAGATTTTACTCTTTATTCTAAACACGATATTGACCAAACAACAAACACAAAATACTATAAATCTATAGAACCTAACCTCTTTTTAAACAAATTGTTGTCTAGACTTAATGGGACTAAATATATATTCTCGAATGGTAATAAATCACACGTTGATTTTATTGTAGATAAAATGCACCTTAAAAGTTTTTTTAATAAAATAGCAACATCGGATGATTACCCAACAACCATAAAACCACATATGAATGCTTATAACTATGTTCTTAAAAATTTTAATCTAAAAAAACAACCAACCTATTTTTTTGAAGATACTATGGAAAATCTCCTTACCGCAAAAAAACTGGGTTGGAAAACGGTCTTTATAAATAATGATGGATTAAGTGATAAGGAAATACAGAAACATAAGTATGTAGATTATAAGTTTTCGTGTGTGGAACAAGCATTGTTATTTTTTATTAACAGTAAATTATAATCACATAGAAATAGGATGTGAATAACGATAAATTTGATTATTAAAAACATTTGAAATATGCTTTAAATGTTTTTAAATAGAAGAAACCATAATAGATCATTTTATTCTATGTATAATAATTTACACCGACATAAAACAGGTGCTGAATTAGTTTATGATAAGTTAGTTGAAAACAATGTAAAAACTGTTTTTGGTTATTCTGGTGGAAGTATTATGTCTCTTATTGATCAATTTCATCCAACTAAAAATTATGGAAATATTAATTTAATTATTAATACCCACGAACAAAGTTGTGGTCATGCAGCAACGGGATTATCTAGAACGTCTAATCAGACGGGGGTTGTAATTGCTACTAGCGGACCTGGTTGTACAAATCTGGTAACGCCGATACTTGATGCCCAAACAGATAGTATTCCTTTAGTAGTAATTACTGGACAGGTTGGTTTAAAAAATATAGGAACAAACGCTTTTCAAGAAGCCCCTGCCGTAGCGATTACCAAACCTTGCACTAAATGGTCTACCTGTGTTCAAGATGTGAACGATATTCCATATATAATGGACAAAGCATTTTATATAGCAAATGAAGGGAAAAAAGGGGTTGTGCATATAGACTTACCCAAATGTGTATCCGCGGATACGGTTAAGGATCTTTTAGAATTACCAACGTATCATAAAAATAGCAATCAAATACCGTTAAATAACGAGGAGCTATTATTTATTGATAAAATAGCCAAAGTTATTAACAACTGTCAAAAACCCATCCTATATATTGGTCAAGGATGTATACACGCTTCAAAAGAACTATTAGATTTTATTAATAAATCGGGTATACCATGCACATCAACTATTCACGGTAAAGGTATATTAAGCGAATCTCACGAGTTATCTCTGGAATGGTGTGGTATGCATGGACTACCAGCCGCCAATTTCGCCATCCAAGAATCTGATTGCGTAATCGCTATAGGGTCCAGATTTGATGATAGGACTACTGGAAATGTGGACTATTATGCTCCAATTGCTCGGGGAAAAAAACAGGTTATCCATATAGATATTGAACCCAAACAGTTTAATAAGGCTTTAGAAACCAATTATAATTTTAAATGTGATAGTAAAGTTTTCCTAAGTGAAATTTTGGATAAAATTGATGATAACTTTAGAATAAGAAAAAGAATAACTTGGATTAAACGTATTCAATTTTTAAAAGATAAATATCCCTTTAAATATACCATTCCTAAAAATAATAAGATAAATACTTCAATGGTTATTAATTCTATTAACGATCATCTAAAAATCAAAGACTATTATATAACAACTGGTGTTGGAAATCACCAGATGATAACCTATCAATATATTAAAGGATTATATCCTAATAAAATCCATTCATCTGGATCTTTAGGTGTAATGGGTGTGGGATTACCGTATTCTATAGGAGCTCAATTAGCTAATCCATCAAGTTTAGTTATCGATATAGATGGAGATTCTAGTTTTATGATGACTATGAATGAATTGAAAACCATTAAAGAACATAATCTTCCCATAAAAATCGCAATTTTAAACAATTCTCAGCAGGGGATGGTAAATGTATGGGAACAACTGTTTTTTGATAAACGATATACTGCCACTATTAATAAACATAATCCTGATTTCTGTATGCTTGCTAACAGTTTTGGAATCCCTAGCATAAAATGTAATAATTACTTAGATCTTGATAAAACAACTCAAGAATTTTTATCAACCGATGGTCCAATCGTATGCGAATATGTTATCGAACCAGAAATATGTTTACCATTGGTTGGACCTGGGAAAGCTTTAGATGATATGATTATGTATGATGATTATAATGATTCAATTATTATGGATAAAAGTTGTATTCCGTCCTAAATAATATATTATAATATTATTATAATAAATGATACTATTTTATTTACAATTACTAATAACATTAATAGTAAATATTCTCATTATTCCTTTTTTTTTATTATATAAATGTTATTTAGTACCTGAATGGATTCATAATAAATTCATTAAATATATTATTATATTTAATGGACCTGTATTTATTAAATATGTGCAACTTTTACTCATTGATAAGGAAGCACTTAGAGAACATATATCCAATGATTTAATCAACGAATTAACCAATTTAGAAGATAAAATATACAAACCCATTAAATTAAATAATAAAATTACAATTAATAATGAAAATTTAAATATTGAAAATTCTTACAGTATTTCTTCTGGGACTATTTCATCTGTGTATGAATTTAGCTATAACAACAAGGACTATATTTTGAAAAAAGTTCATAAAAATGTTGTTCAAAATATAAAACGGGGCTATATTTTACTTAAAATAATACTTACTAAATTCCCCTTTATTTCAAAATATAAAAAATTTTGCAAACTTGTAGACATTAAAAATTTTGAAAATGTGCTCTTAAAACAATGTGATATGCATTATGAAAGCGGGGCATTGCAACAATTTTATAGATTATTTAAAACATCTCTTATAATTAATACCCCAAAATATGTTTTTAATACCCAAAATATATTAATTATGCAAAAACTTGATGGGTATAAATTAGATGATTTTATTAAATTATATCCCAATAAAAAATTAGAGACATATTGTTTATTAACGTCCACTGTATATACAATGATTAAATATAAATTTTTACATGGTGATTTTCATTTTGGAAATATGTTTTTTGATATAAAGAATGATACAGTTGTCATAAATATTTTTGATTTTGGCATCGTTTTTAATTTGTCTGATGAACAAAGTAAGAATTTACTAGATTATATTGAAACACAACAAACTGATAAATTAGTTTGTTTTTTAAAAACAATAAATCCCAATATACCAACTGATTATAAACAATTATATAGTAGAAGGATTGATTCAATAGACATTGACCTTATAAAAAACTATCATATACCACTAGAAATAATTAATCTTTTATCTATTTTCCAAAATATAAGTTTATTTTTTACAAAAAACAATTTAAATGATCTAATAGATTATATGATTGCCAATGATATTATGGATTAATAATATTATTATAGATTAATAATATTATTATAGATTAATAATATTATTATAGATTAATAATATTATTATAGATTAATAATATTTTATTTATTATTATTATTATAGATTAATAATAATAAATAAAATATTATTTAATATTAATGGAAAATAAGAATGATTTAGACCCAGTAACTATTATTAAATATACTTTTAAATCAGATCTTGATCCTATACATAATATTGTATACACTAATCTGTATTATTTAATAAATATGTATAATACTAAATCTATTATTAATAGAATTTTACCAATCATTAATAATGTCTGTTCGGAAAAAACTATAAATATCCCCCACTCTCATTCTTACTTAGTTATTTATTTATTGTATACCCAAATCTTAAAATATTCACATTATCAGAAAAAAACTATATTAGATAATCTTACGTTTGATGTTAAAAATATTGAACCTATATATAAATATATACATGCTTATTCATCACATTATTCGAATAAAACTGGTTTCTTAGAATATAGAAATAAATTTATAATTGGAACACTTATCTATTTCAACGTATTACAATCAAAACTTATCTTAATTAATGACTTATTAACAAATGTAGAACTAAATATATTATTAAATATAGATAATATTAGTGAAATTGATAATAATATAATAAAACTTATATTTAAAAAAAAAAAATGTCTAGACATTGATTTAGATAAAGAACTGCTGAATACATTATTGGGCGTGCCTTACCCAATTTTTATAAAATACAGCAAAACCACACTATTTATAAACTACCAAGAAATTATAGATTTAAAAGATACATTATTAGATGAAATTATAAATAAAAACACTGTAATATATACCCCTCAAAAAATAAATAGTATGTTAAATAATTTATTTTTTTTAAACAATAACACTTTATTGTTTAATCATATTTTAAATATTTATCTGGACGCATTTTTATATACACACATAACAAATGAAAATGTTAAATTAATATATAACCATATATATAATTTAAAAGTAGATAAAAATTTAAGACTTTCTTTAAAATTAAAAAGATTCAAAGAGTATTATTTAGATAATTCTTTTATAACTCTATAATATGAACTTTAATATAGTTGCCTGTATACCCGCTAGATATAAATCTTTGAGATTGCCTGGTAAACCATTACTTAAAATAAATGATAAAACTATCATAAACCATGTGTATGATAGAGTTAATCAATCAACATTAATAGATATGATCTATGTATTAACCGACGATGAAAGAATTGAACAAGAAGTGCTTCGATTCGGAGGAAATTGTATAATGCAAAATATAGAATGTTTAAATGGAACCGAGCGAATATGTAAATCGTTAGAGTTTATAGATAATAAATATACTATCATTGTTAATATTCAGGGAGACGAACCTTTTATAGACCCCCTAAATATTGATAAATGTATTTCTAATTTTATACAAAATAACTACAATAACTTTGTATGTGCAACATTACACACTAAAATAACCCACGAAGAAGCCGAAAAAACTTCTATAGGTAAACTTGTTTTAGACTGTCATAATAATATTATGTATTGTTCTAGAGTACCAATCCCTTCAACTAAATTAGGTAAAATAAATAAAAATATAAATTATTATGGACATATTGGTTTATTTGTTTTTAATCGCCATTATTTAGAAAATCATTATATGGAAAAAAATTACCATTGCCAACTGTCAGAAGATATTGAGTGGCTTAAAATAATAGAATCTGGGAATAAAATTAATTCTACACAGGTCGACTTTAATGAAATATCGGTTGATACTGTAGAGGATTATAATTATTTAGTCGCCAAATATTCTGCTTAACTTTATTTATATACATAATGAAATCTAATATACACATATATATATATTATTTATTTAAAAATCCATATCAATTTTTAAATGGATTGATTAATCCTACTAGTTTTCCATGTGGAAATGATACCGATATAATTATTATTCATCCAAACCATAGCGTAAAGAAATTTTTTAAAAATAAAACTATTTTACACAAAACTCTCCAAGCCTTAACCATCCTTGAAAATTCCCCATTTATCCCCAAAACTATAAATATCGATACGGAAAATAATATGCTTGAACAGGAATATTGTGGAAATATACTGAATTTAAAAAAAAACTTACCACATAATTGGAAACAACAACTTTCAAATATCCAGTCCGTATTTATAAAAAAACAATTATTGGTAACTGACATTGATTTATTTGACCTAAACCCATACATTATATATAATTTATGCTGTAAAGAGAACACCCTATATATTATTGATTTAGGAGATTGTGAAATCGCCCATTCGGAACAAATTCGTGCCTATTTTCAGAATTTAGAACACAAAATAGACTATATTTTAAAGTGTAATCGATTAAGTATTGTATTATATGTTTTTTATATACTCGTGTATAAATTATATAACAGTATGGTTAAGAAACTGCTTCTTATATACTCATTAGTTGCTTAAGAAAATATTTTTTTCATAGAAAATTTGTAAAAATTATTATTATAGGATTGGAATAAGGCTGTCGTAACGGACACATAGATATTATTATCATATGTTATTAAAACGTGTTGTTCTCCACTACGTGTTTTAGGAATAAAACTCTTTATAATAGTGTCTATATCTGTTAAATAATGAAAATTTTTATCAAAATTTGCCTTTTCTATAGGCGTTACCGAATATATTATATTTTTTTTCAAACTTTCTTGTTGAACAATACATTTATCCTTACAAGATAAAAATAGAGCACTCTCTTTTCCATCACTAATAAGTAATTGTAGGTTACTTTTCCGATCCATTGATTTTAATAGGAGTTCTGCCTCTTTTAAAGTAGTGCTCTCGGACAGTATTTTGTGTGATATATGGTGATATGGGGTCCCAATCAGAGTATTTATACCTATATTTGTATCGTAATAAGTTTCGCCAAAAAATACATTTTTAGAAGAAATCCCCGTGTAACATCCAAAAAGAGGACCAGCAGTTAAAGAAATATAAGGAATTTTGTTAACAGGTTTATATACGATTAAAAAATGGGTTATGAGGGGTAATCCAAAATCCAATGTTCTCATATTTAATTGCTTATTGTTTATTTTTTTACTAAGCAATATACAGTGATTATTGGTTATATCGGTAAATAAATTAATTAATAGTAATTTTTTAGGATCCATATTTAACGAACAAGATACTCCATTTATAAAATCTATTATATCTGGATTTAAATATTTTTTTACATCTTTATAATAAATATATAACGATTCGAATATACACTGTTTTCTATAGTTTTTGGGTATTCTTTTTAAAAAAATCCCTTGATTTGATTTTATAAAATTATACATAATGTCTACATCTTTTAAAATAATTGGCTTTGTTTTATTTCCAAATTGCTTTCCCATTGAATAATATGTTCCAGATAATTTAACAATATAAAAATAATTGTTAATTTTTTTAATAGAATTGTATTTTGTTTTAGCGTGTTTAATAAATTTTTTTACTAGTCTATTTTTAGTTTTAATAATAGTTTTAATTTTATTAAAACTGTTCAAACAAGAAAAAATAATGTTAAACAAACATTTTAAATAATACGTTATCCATTGTAATACTGCTTTTAAATTCATTAAATATAATTATAGATAAATATAAGTATTTATCTATAATTATTTATAAATATTAATTCTTTTTTAAGTGTAATAAATTATTATACATATTTTTTATTAAATTGGTATTTGGAGGGGTATTACCATTTGGAAAATCATTACCATTTGGAAAATCATTCGAATACTGGTGTATATCATATATATTATATGAACTATCAATAGTGTTAATATTACAATTAAATAATTTATAACTTTTTTTTATATCTATTGGTTCTGATTTTATAATAATGAATGTTTTTAATTCTGAACTATTTAAATCCATATATATATAGTATATAATAATTTATAATTTTTGTAATTATAAATTTATTATTGTAATTATAATAAATTAAGATAATTCAAAAATACACTTTTTTAAAATATTTTGCCGCTCTAAAATTAGTATTATATCTAACATCCAACTTTCAATAGTTTTTTTATACCTTAATGAATTGTAGATATTATTATTTGTATAATAGTTTTTTAAATTTTTATTAAAATTACGTTCAAAATTATCATCATTTTTTTTAAATTTAATGCGATATTCATCAATAATAGGAATATTATCATTCAGTATAAAATCTAAACTATTTGATACTGAACTTATATTTATACTAGATATATTTATACTAGATATATTTATACTAGATATATTTTTACTAGACATATTTATAATACTCTATTATAAGTTTAAGTAAATCTATTTATTTTTATTATATAATATTTCCATAATATATAATTTAAACATTAAATATAATATATTATTTAAAGATTAAATATATAATATATTTTATATGATAGTAATTGCCGAATATTTATGGATTAATCATCACGACGAAATCTGTTCAAAATCTAAAATAATTAATATAAATATTGACACTAAAGATAAAGAACCGGTAAATGAAGCTGAACTTATCAGAGCTTTATTAAATATAACATTCTATCCAAACTGGTCTTATGAAAAAGACAGTGAGGAAATAGTATTACACCCTACAACTATATGTATAGACCCTTTTAAAAAGGCCCCGCACGTATTAATATTATGTGATACTTGGACAAATGCGGGGAAACCCACCGAATTTAATTTACGTTATAAAACTAATCTATTATTTAGAGAAAATATTGATTTAAAAAGTTTAATTACAATTAAACAAGATTTTTATATTATAGATCCAGATGTCCCATTAAATGATTCTGAAATTAATAAAGACACTTGTTATTTAACTGGATATAATAACTGTGTTGGAAGAAATATAGTAGATAAAATAATTCATTTTATCATTGATTCACGTATACCATGTTACAGCTTTAATGCTAATAGTTTAAAAGGGAGTTGGAATATATCTATAGGGCCTTGTGAAGGCATCATATGTGCGGATTATATTATTATATTAAGATACATATTAAATCGTGTTGGTGAAATGTTCAAGACGTGTATAAAGTATGAACCAGTCCCTGTCAAAACTCTTAAAAAAATGTTAAATTGTTCGACAAATTTTTGTATTGAATTTGATAAAGATGTAGCTAAGGATGATCAAGAAAAAAAATTAAAATCATATATAGAGAATCTTAAAAATACACACAACGAAGATATTAAAGTTTTCAGCACACCTAATAAATCTAATTCAGAATTAACATATTCTCAAAATGCTGTAAAATTATTATCAGATCCTTTTATTAAAGATATTTTGTATTTATCAGATAGTCGCCCGCCAGCAAATGTAAACCCCTACGCCGTTCTCGAATATATATTAAACGCCGTTGTGTAATTATTTACCAGTGCTACCAAACCCCCCCGAACCTCTATCACTATCCGTTAATTTTTCAACCAGTTTAATATTAAAGGGTCTTAAATCATTGCTACATAATTGTACCAATCTTGTCCCAGCATCAATTGTATAGATTGGTAAATCTTTTTTGTACTTTTCTAAAGAAGATTTATCACTGTTTAATAACACCCACATATCTTCCAATGTTGGAAGATACTTAATAGCAATTTTCAGGTTTCCTCTATAACCAGCATCTATAACACCCACATGATTTGCGAGAATTAAAGGTGTTTTACTGATTGACGATCTTGGATAAATATAATAGGGTAAGTTTTTACATTCCATATCACCATCATCACCATCAGCACTTTCAAACATTTCACATTGGATTTCAAGATCTATAAATTTGGTTTCTCCTGGAGAAATATCTATTGTACTTGGTGTATAAAGATCTAATCCAGAATCATCCGTATTATAGTGAGAATGCTTCGCATATATTTGCGTTGTATATGGAGTAGTGGGTTTAATATGCAAAATCTTGGTCATTGTAATAGTTGATTTATAATTATCATTTTATAAATCAAATTTTTTATTCTAATTATTTAAGTTTTTTAATATCTAGATATTTACCCTGATTATTTAAAATATCCAACTCTATATCTAATTCAATATCTTTTTTTATTTTACTATCGGTCTCAAATTTATTCTGAAAATCATCAAAATTTTTTTGTTTTGTAGCCTCCAATATCAGTTTATTTCCATCATAGTGTAAATCAATCATATTATAACTATTATCTACTAAAGTATCTATAACATCCTTTTTATTTCTAAATTCCCAACTGCCATTATTATAAACAATGGCATATCGCTCTTTTCTATTTGGTATTTTTACATTATGGTTTTCTGGATGATTTGGATTAAAGTGAACATCTTTAACAAGATTTTGTATTGAGACAAAGGGGATTTTTATTAAACTATTTAAATAATTTGTAGTTATATAATCTAAATTTTCTTGTCCATAATTATTTATATAAATATTTTGTTGCATATTAACTTTATTATTACTGTTCGTATTATTATTATTACTACCAACTTTTTCTAAAAGATGTTCTAATTCCTGTTTTAATATCTTTTTTTCTTGTTCGATATGCTCGATATATTCTAACAAATTATTTTTATTGCTAATTTCTAAACTGTTGTTTTTACAATATTTCTTTTCGTGCAAATACTTTGACTGTCTGTGCTTGAATTGCTTATTACAAAATTTACACCTGTAATCGATTGTATTTACATTTGTATTTACACTATTTACATTTGTATTTACATTTGTATTTACATTTGTATTTACACTATTTACATTTGTATTTACACTATTTACATTTGTATTTACATTTGTATTTACACTATTTACATTTGTATTTACACTTTTAATCGATTCACTAATTTCTAATAGCAAAGACGATAATTCTCGTGAACTATAAGTCGGATTACAACCTTTCTTCCTTTTATAATGGTTTTTTAAGTTACTCTTATATTCACTAATATACCCACATCGTTCACACTTAAACATCCTTTTATATTAACTTTAGGTTTTAATTTTAAATAATTAATCAAATTCTATAAATTACTAGACATAATTAATCATTCATTAATTTATACAGTTATACTACTATTATTCCTATTTTATTCGATTAATTTTCGATTAATTTACCTACTATTTTTTAATTAATTAATTAATTAATTAATTAAAAATCTCGGGGGGGGGGGGAAACTATTTTTTTAAAAAAGTATTTAGAAATTCAAAAG